CAACTGTCGGTGCGTAGTTGTCTACACTGACATCCGAGATTCGGTTGAAGATGATTTTGATCCAGATGACTTTGAAGATGTCTGATGCCAAAAAAAGCCCCCGAAGGGGCAGGGCTTGGTTGAATTTAAAGCTCTATAATCGGAGCCATTGAATAGTTACCAAAAGGCATAAAAAATTCACCGTTATAGTTGTGAATCTTTGCTCTCTTAGTTTCTTTAGTATGGGGGTGAATGAATGTTACAGACTTTTCTGTACGCTTAATTACAGCTACTTCAAAAGTGCTATCACTGTTAGAAACAAAACGGCCTATGTATGTTTTCATCTTTTTTTCCTTTTTTTGGTTTATGCGTTTAGTATAGCAGGTTTGTTTACTATTGCAAACATTTAGATCAAAATAATTAGCGAAATAATTAAGCCAGCGGTTAGGAGGGCTGATACAAGCATTTGCTCTCTCTTGATGTTGGCTTCTGTTCTTGCTGGGGTTCTGGCTACTGCGTAGTTCATATCAAGCACCTTTTATTTGTTTTCTGTTTATACGTTTAGTATAGCATACAAAGTTTGCAAATGGAAACATTTTGAACGAAAAAAAGCCCCCGAAGGGGCTAATTTGTTTAGCAGTGCTTTGATAGTTCTTTTTTAACTTCTAATGCGGTTCCCTTGAAGGGTTTGCGCTTTTGAAAATCAGCTAATTTATTAGCAAGTTCTTGCTCTATCATATCACTCATTAATTCAATGTACTCCTCTGAATAATCTTTATCACTATTCTCAGGAGCAAGATAATTTAAGAAGTGGCTGAATAGATATTCCATCTGTTTGGTTTTATTAACTCCAAACTCTTTGTGAACATGATCCATCATTTTAAACTGTTGACCTTCTAATCTAAAAGTAACGTAGCATGAATTTTTGTTTGTATGATGATTTGGCATATCAAGTACCTTTTATAAGTTAAATTGTTTAAGAATCCAAGCCCTTTTTTTGCTTGGTATGTTTATTATAGCACACAACAACCTCTAGTTCAAGCCCACTTTGGGCTAAACCCTTTTCGTGCTGGTGGGGGTGTCCTTAAAAAATGGTTGTGATACTATATGTCTGGATGTAAAGTGTCTCAGATGCAGATGCCTAGATTCTCAAGCGATCAACCGATTGCAAAACAACAATCTAATGGAACGGTGTATGGATAAGATAAGAGAAGAACTTGAATCTGATGATCTAATGGCTTGTATTGATGCACTTAATACGCACATAGAAGAAAGCGAAGTCAAAGAAGAAGTGAGGGAAGATGTATTCTCTACTGTAGAAGAGGCTGAAGCCAGAGCTAAAAAGATTGGATGTGTTGGCACTCACTCCCATGGTGAAGATGGCGAGATTGTATATATGCCATGCAAAACCCATGATGAATACACTAAGCTTACTGGAAGAGAAGTAAGCGGATATAAGCCTAATAAAAAACCAGATGATGAAGATGATAAATCATCAGAGCAATTCTTAGAGATAAAAGCTCAGATAAGCGCACTAGGCGAAGAGCAAGAAGAGGATGGCGTATTTGAAGGTTATGGTTCTATATTCAATAACACTGATCTTGGCAATGATGTAATCGTCAACGGTGCATTTACCAAAAGCATAAAAAGAACAGGCGCTAAAGGCGTTAAACTCCTTTATCAACACAAAACGGATATGCCTATAGGTGTATATGAGTCTATAGAGGAAGATGAAAAAGGATTGAAAGTACGCGGCAGGTTGGCTATGAAAACCCAAGCTGGTCGTGAGACTTATGAACTGATGAAAATGGGCGCTCTTGATGGCCTCTCCATTGGTTTTAGAACAAGCCCTAAAGGGCAATCCTATGACCCTAAAACAAAAACAAGGGTTATCAAGGAAGTAGAATTGATGGAGATATCTGTTGTAACTTTTCCGATGAACCCGAAGGCCAAGGTTGATGCGGTAAAGGCAAAAGAACTATCTATCAGAGAATGGGAGAACGGACTGCGTGATGCTTTCAACTTATCTCGTTCAGAAGCAAAGATGGCCGCAAAAGCTGTACAGGATGCTTTTTCTCAGCGTGATGCTGAAGAGCAAATGCAACCTGATGTAGATGCTATCAAAAACCTAACCCGAAAACTCAAAACCCTATTAGGAGAAATCCAATGAGTGAAGATGTTAAATCATTAGTATCTGACATGGGTACAGCTTTTGAAGAGTTCAAAAAAAGCTATGACCAGAAGTTAGAGAACATGGAAAAAGGCGTTTCTGATTCTGCGCTTGATGACAAAATCGCTGGTATTGAAGCAAAGCTCGACCAGTATGAAGATGTTAATCAACGCATTCAGGCAAGCCAAAAAACCCAAGAGAGCATTAAAGAGCAGATGGATCGCATGGAAACAGTTATGCGTCGACCCAACTCTGGCTTTACTGCAAAGCAAATTGACGAAGGTGTAGCGGCATTTGATTCATACTGCCGTAAAGGAATGGAAGGTATCACTCCTGATGAGAAGAAAGCACTTACTGTATCTAACGATACCACTGGTGGATATTTAGCTCCTCCAGAGTACGTGCGAGAGCTTATCAAGACAATTACTGAAATCTCTCCAATCCGTTCTATTTCTCGCGTAAGAAACACTGGACAGCGTTCTATTCAGATTCCAAAGCGTACTGGCACTTTTGCCGCGCAGTGGGTATCTGAGTCTGGTACTCGTTCAGAAACTACTGGATGGCAAGTTGGCCTAGAAGAGATACCAGCGCATGAGATGTATGCCTTGGTTGATATTTCTGAGCAAGATTTGGAAGATTCAGTATTTAACCTAGAAGCAGAAATGCAGTCTGAGTTCACTGAGCAGTTTGCTAAAGCAGAAGGTACAGCTTTTGTATCTGGTAATGCTGTAGGCAAGCCAGAAGGAATCTTGACTAACAGCGATGTTGGCGAGACTAATTCTGGAGCAGGTGCGGCTCTAACTGGCGATGGACTTATTGCTTTGGTTCACTCTATTAAGGGTGACTACAGCCGTAACGGTACTTTCGTGTTTAACCGTAATACTCTAGCTGATATTCGTAAGCTAAAAGATACTGCTGGTCAGTATGTATTCCAAGCAGGTATGTCACTTGCTGGAAACATGGCCGCAACTATCTTAGGTCATCCGTATGTTGAAGCTACTGATATGCCAGCCGTAGGAGCAGGTAACTATCCTGTTGCGTTTGGTGACTTCCGTAGAGGTTATCTAGTAGTTGATCGTGTGGCTATGGCCGTACTCCGCGACCCGTTCACTCAAGCGCAAACTGGTAATATTCGTTATATTGCTCGTCGACGTGTTGGTGGTCAGGTCATTCTTCCAGAAGCAATCGTAAAGCAGAAAGTTTCTGCGTAACTAGGAGATAGATCATGAGAGATTTAGGCAATAACTTAAAAGTCATTCAGAGCCTTGCTCCAGTAGTCGCTAGTGGTAACGCTACAACTACTAATAGCACTGGTGTTGATCTTCAAGGCTTTGAAGGAGCAATGGTTTCTGTTGCTTCTGGCGTTGAGGGCGATACTTTGGCTTCAAACTTGAAGTATGACTTTAAACTTCAGCACAGTGATGATAATTCATCTTTCACTGATTGCGTACAGAGCGAAGTAACCGATGTATCTATTACAAGCGGCATCTTCTTAACTCTTGATGATAACGCTGAAACTCCGCAAGCTACTGAGATTGGTTATATCGGTGGTAAGCAGTACATCCGCGTTAGCGTTGTAAGAACAGGAAACCATTCAAATGGTACTCCTTTGTCTATCAACGTAGTTAAAGGTCATCCGCATCATGCTGGTGGCGCAAGCACTTATAGCCTTGCGTAATTTGTAAATAGAGATGGGGGGTGTTTCTCACCCCCTTGATCTTTTGAGGATATTATTATGAGCAAGCAATACAAAATTGTAGTACCTAAAGCTGGAATGGCTGAAGAATCTGGAGGCGTAAAGCTTTATGAGCTTGGAACGGTTGTCACTGCTGATGCTTCATGGAAAGAAGATTTGATGGATTCTTTTCAAGCAAACGGCTGGGCGATGGAAATAAAAGTTCAGGATACTTCTGATATGGAAAGAGCAAGAGATGATAAAGGCCATTTCATTGCAGATGATCCATCTACTCCAGAAGTCAATGAGGCTTATACAGCAAAGAAAACTACCCCTAAGAAAAAAGCCGCACCAAAGAAAAAATCAGCGCCTAAAAAGGCATAGAAGGAATATTGATGAGCAATTTAATTGATGTTTATTTGCTGGCTATATCATTCGTAACTTTAGCATCCATAGTGTGCAATTCTATCCCTGCCCCAAAGGGTAAAGGCTGGAAATCTCAAGGTTACGCTATGATTAAAAAGTTTGCTTTATTAAGCCCTAAAGCAAAAA